CTGAAGAAAGTCAAGTGGAATTTATAAAATTCTAATAATTCTAAGAGATCCATGATGTGTAAAGAGTCAATGAGACAATAAGTCGTGTAATTCTGATATCTCAAGAAAAGAAAAAGGTTACATATATCTTCTAATGATTCTAAGAGACCCATGATATCTTAAGAGTCATTAAGACAATAAGTCCTGCAATTCTCTTTTCTCAAGTATTTCAATCGACTTTTTTATAATTATAAGAGATACATCATTTTTAATCAGTCCTGCTATTCTCTTTTTTCAACTTTTCTTTTCTTCTACACCTTTTTTTTATCTAAAGTTTTTCTGTTAAATATTATTTATGGAGATAGAAAATCTGCATAAATTAGTGACACGTGAAGATCCTATTCATTTACATAAATCTCTAGGTGTTATTTGTCTTGTTAATTTCATCTATAGATATTTTTTGCTTTTCTCATATGGTTCAATGTTCTTAAATACTCCTATGGGAATTACCTCAGTAGGCCTTCATGGTATTCTTAGTTTGAGTTCTCTTATTTTTCATGTTCCTGAGAATCGAGTAAATGGAAAGCCAATGATTTACCCTGAGATGAGAGCGCATACAATTGTATTTACACTCAGATCTGTTTTAACCTGTTTCTCTTATTATTATGGATTTAGTCAGTTTACACGAATGTGTATTATTTTTCTAACGATGATGTCAGCTGATACTGTTACATACTTGTATAATCGCAACAATACTAATGGAACAACTATCAGAAATATGCCTTATGATAAGAGAGTTACAGAAGAAACTAAGAATTCTGTGAAAATCATGAATAGTAATATGCAAATTGGCGCAACCTTGTTTATGCTGGGAAATATCGAGAGTGCCTTCTCACCTATGTTTGCTATTCAGATAGCAGCATTACTTTCAACTCTTGTTAGAAAGAGTATTATAAGTGCGAATATGTGGCATATTATGTATGCGTTGAGTCTGTGGGTAAATATTGGCTTATATTATAATTCATTGCCAATAAATTATATTGTTATACAGGGAATTTCTTATAGTTTGTATACAGTTATCTTTTTTCCTAATAGAACAAATAAGTATTTGAATTGGTTAATTATTTGTGGTCTATTTGCCTTGTATGATAAGATACAATACTATCCAATTGAGGATTATGGAAACTATTTTCGTATTCCCTTAATTATCTGGTTTCTTTGGGAACAAATACAAAAAACAAAGGGACTATTCTTTCTAACAGAAAAATCTTCTGATTAGAAGAAGTATTTTATTTCTCTTTATAATATTAGACCGGTGCGGATTTTAAATGAGCGTTCTCTCCTCTTAAAAACGAATAGATTTAGGACTAACCAGCGGGGCAACATAAAAATTGATACAAGTAACGGGCCTAGCATACGAACACAATGTCTTCTAAGCAATTCATTCCTGTTGTATTCAAGAGTAAGGTATGGGACTATACGTTTGCAGATGAAGAATTCGGTAGGTGTTGTTGTTGTCTTAAAATCGAAGTGCTTAAAACCTCTTTTCACTGTGGGCATATCTTTGCTGAAGCAAAAGGTGGTGGCATTCACATACTAAATATGTTGCCAATATGCAAATCGTGTAATCTACATATGGGGCAACAGTATATGCCAGACTATGTTGAAAAGCACTTTGGGAGAAATCTATTTGACAAAATGAAACCAGAAATGGTTATGTATCAGAAAAAAATAAAAAATGTATTAGAGTATGAGAAAAAGGTGGGAAATCCCCTTAGAACACCTGAAACATTCCTGCAATCAATTGAACCAGTATTTGAATATTTGATTAAGAATGGATATATACAAACAACCAAGGAGGCGTATGAGACTAGACATGTGGCTTATAAATCCAGAAATTCAACTGGAGAAAAAGAAAAGATTACTCTAGACAATATAACTGTAGATGGCATTTTATGGAAAACTCTTTATATATCGTATCTTGTTTCCTATGAAGAAACATATTTCAAATTTACTCAGGCATCAACAGAAGAATTTCCAGAGTATGAGTGGGATGGCTGGGTGTATCTTGAAAAGTCAAGTAAATTAATAAAATTAACGAACTATAACCTTTACATACACCAGTATATGAATGGTTGCTATTGGAGCCAATACAAGTAGTCCTCGAAGCGCCCATTTAAAATCCGCAACGGTCTAAATGTTTTCAATGTTGATTTTTGTTTTCTATCGTATTACATGCTTGAAGTATCTGGTGATCCTGGAAGCTCTGGAAAAGAAGAACGCTTAGTATTTTTTCCTTTAATTTTATTAACCTTTTCAAGGATAAATAATGCATGATTCAATAAATCCATGATATGATCGCGGTAATATGAAGTTTTTAGGGATGAGGAACTCAGAAGTAGACGAGGCATTGCTGGCACTGATACCTGAATGAACTTATAATCATCTACATCAAGGTTTAAATTCTCTAGAACAAAGAACAAATGATCACGAATTTCAAGTTGTGAACTAAAACTCACAGTGTGAACAAGTTTCTCTTCATTATCTGTATAAGTCAGTTCGTATGAATTTGTAATTAAATTCATACGAATACGTATAATATCATCACCTGTTAGTTTCTCCACACTTTTAATCAAGTGAAGAGTTATGGATGTATCAGAATACTGCATGGTATACATTTTACTATGCCACTCATTTTGTCAATTTTACTACAAAAAAATAAAAATATGAAATGTATATAGTGAATAATAAATTAGAGTATAATTGTATTAAATTTTTGTTTTTATTTCTTAAATGAGAAAGCACTTTTATCTTTAACCTCTTGAACTTCTTGAGTAACTTTTACAATAACATCGTTTATAGTCCTCAATGAATCAAGTCTTAATGGTTGTATTGTATTCTTATATAATAATTCACCCATTGGTGGACCTACTGGAATAAATGTTTTTGCCCTTATATCAGCCTTAAACCCATTATATGCAGGAGGAGGAGATGGATATACATTTCTAGATGTTCTATCGAGGTTTGAAATATAATTAGAATTTAGAGAACCATTATAATTTGCCGATGATGTCATTACTGCTATCTTTTCTGGAGTCAGTAATTTACGAGCATTTCTATTTAATTCATATACCTTTTTTCTTAAAATTTCAACTACTTCAGTTGCTCTAGCAGATGCTGCATTTGATGCCCATTTTTTATCTTCAATTCTTGTCTTATTATATGCTTCTTTTAATAAATCTAATACTGAATTTGCATCAGAAAGATTATTCTTTGCAATCTCAAGTTTTTCTGAAATTACCTTTATATTTCCAAGAATTGTATTTGATGCAACCCTTGAGATTGCAACTCCTGAATGAGCAGATGTATTTGATGTAACCTTATCAACTGTTTCCATTATTTCATATATAAATGCTTTTATATATTTTGCAGTAGTTTCAATTATTGGATGCTTAGTAATATTAGAAGAAGAATCATAATATAATTTATACATTGAGTTATACACACTTCTTGCATTTTGAGCAGATTTATCAGAATTTAATGCAAATTTTCTTGCTTCAGTAGTTGAAATTTTAGACGCGGCCTCTGTAGCATTAAGAATTGTTTGCCTTGCTGCAGAATCTGCTTGTTGTTTTGTGGATGCATTTGCTACAATAAGCGAACCCTCAAGCATTTCACGTGCAGCAGCAGCCAGGGCAGATATCTCCATATTTTTTATTGCTATGTCATAAGCATTAAAAGGAAGGTTGGGTATTGAAACATTTTGTCTAAACTTACGTTTTACTATTGATGCCCTTTTAAGATTATTCTGAATTGTTTCTCTAAAATACAAATTATTATCTCTTACACGTGCAATAACATCGAGATTATTTGCTAATGTGTTTGAATTATTTAAATCACTTGAAGATATTATATTTGTGGATGAATCTGTTATATTCAAAATTAATTTATCCAGGAAAACAAGGGCATTATTCGTAATATCTATTCCATCATTTAGTATAATACTAGGTATATTTTGCGTAACTAATGTTTCTTTACCCGATATTTCAACTAAAGGAAATGATAATGCCTCTGCAACTGCTTTGCCAAAAGAATACAATGATGCTAGAACTGTAAGATTATCAGTAACAGATTGAGATTTAACTATTGCATTATTTAATAAAACTTGAGTGTTATTAAAATAATCCTGAATATTTCCTGATGCATCATCTACCTTCGTTTGATATGTTTCCTTCATGTTTAATACAGTTGTTGAAATTGATGATGGAAATTCAGGATTAAGAGGATTTATATATGGGTATGAATTCCCCAATTGGAATATCATTGTTTTACTGGTTACTTTATCCAAGTAAACTTGATATGCCTCAGTTGTTAAATATGCAGAATATGCGGCATCCTTGCATGCTTTCTCAACTGCCACTGCATTTGTATATTCTAGATTCACTGCATCTGCAAGTTCTTGATTTACAAGATTAATTGCATTTGCCTGATTTATATACAATGTTGATGCAGATTGTGATTCTGCAGAATTTGGTAAAGTCGTCCCTGTTCTTTCATTGGCAATGTTTTGTCTTGCATAACTCGCATTTATATTTGAAGTAATATCCGCCTGATTTGCAGTGTATCGCAATTGAGCATTAATAAGTATCTGAGAATCATTATATGGGGAAAGATGCGCAAGCATCCCCGTTGGATATAGATTTGTTTGATCTAACGACGTTTTACTGCCTACTTGATTTCCTGCAAAAGAAGTATTCATCTATCTTATATTAGTATATTATAATAGTCGGAAGACTATTTTAACTTTAATAGGCAAACATCATTGCAGCACGTCCTCCATAAATACGCAAAATATTATATGTCTCTGCATAACAGAAAATATTATATCTGTCAACACAATGTTCCATTATTGTTCCAGACTTACCATGGAATCTTAAGGTCAATTGTAATTTAAGAATTTTATCAAGATTTGCCTCCCCCATCGGCATAGAAAAGGGAGTATTCCCATTATTAATACCAAATGGTATATTATAGAAATATCTATTTACCCATGGCGCTTTCTTCTGTTCAAGTGATGGAATAATAGAGCGAAATAAAGCGACATTTTCAGTGCTATAACGCGTAAGTGTTTCTGAATATTCTAGAGACAGCCATCGTATAGGCTCAGAATTACGGGTTGAAAATGCCGGTTCCAGCGAACTATATAAGCGTTCATTTAACCCATTCGCATCAGGCCACCATGGTGCAAACGCTGTTAATGAATCAGTTAAATCTCGTGTGGCTAGGAATGGTGCATTATATCTCACTGCCTCGAATTTCTGACAATAAAAAAATATATCACGTGTCGGATTAGGAATTACAAGTGGTATTCTAACATGCTTTGAACTCTCATTATCCACTGGATCAATGGAATAATGTTGAACTATTGGGACTTGAATATCCGCTATACGAAATCTATTTGCCTCTGCCTTATCCAAGTAAATATACTCTACAAGTAAATATGCATCTGTTATATGTAATTCAGATGGCATTTTGTTCGTAGATTTTTCCGTAGAAGGATATTGCGATACCTTTACCCCAGGAGACCTACGAGGTTCTAAGCCGTGAACAACAGTGCCTGATGGATCTGAATAATAGAATTTCGAATCCAAAATTGGCCATAATGATTCACCTGCAATCGGAGGTTCACTTTCTACCAATGTCCCACTTGAATTAATATTTCTGGATTCCGTATAATATAAATTTGTAACTGGATTTAACTTTATACTTACACGAACCTCGTCAATATTTAATGCATCTATTGGTAAAAAACACCCTGGATCACCCCTACTAAACCAAAATGGAAGATTAATCACTACTTGCTCACTTGTATTTGCTATACCAAATGACTCATCGGTAAAGCCATTATCTTTTCTTAATAATTGTCTACTTGATTCTACAGTTTTTTCTAAAGGCGTATGAAATTCATCTAAGACTTCCATAAGTTGACCTGGAATTGTATCTGATAAGACACCCCCTATATGAAGTTGCGCCTGATTTACCAGATTGTGCCCCAGTGAATTTGTCCAACCAAAACGAGGTCCTATAAATGTTACCGCCCGTGAATTTACGTTGGCTTTCTGAGCATTAAGTTGAGGTGTTCGTATATCTGGCATCTGAACAACCAAAAAAACTCTAGCAATCATCTCACCCCTGACAGGCAATCTAGCGATTGCAGTCTTATTAAAATCTGCAGTATAATCAAAATCTATTCGTGCCCATTCTGTTGCGTAACGACCCGTTTTTATAAAAACTTTTATTAATGATTCAATACTTGGCTGTCCCTTCGGAGGCTGAATTCTTTCATCCTGCATCCCTGTAGATATGATTTTTAGTAAGCTCGCCACCATCTAATCCTCTTTGGTCATTTTGTTTATATAATATTTACGATGCTGTTTACATAGATATTCTGAAGTTCCATCCTTCATATGGGCAGCCCTTGGACACCGGTCACCGCTTTTTGTTAATGCTAAACATATGTATACCATACAATGTCCCCTCTTAATCTTATTCCTTGACCAGGCTTCTGAAGACTCGTCAAAGAATTCTCGCGTGAACTCCTGATTACTAGACATTTTAGTATTAATGCAATAAAAATTACACCTTTCACGTTCAATTTTAATCAATAAATACCTTATTACAAATGCCATTTCCAAAACGAACCCATTGATATGCATAGGCAAAGACATGCACTTCCCATTCCGTATCCGAAGACCCCCCTGGGGGTTTCACATTCAGTGTTAGGCGCAATGAATTTAAACGACTTGCATTCATTGTCCCTGTAGGATCATGCTCTCCTGGATACCTTGCAAAAGAATAACCATATATAAATTTATCATATGATGGTTTACCAGATTTATGAGCCCTTGCTATATGAGAACGAAACCATGCCTCATCCTGCTGGATTATATCTATACCATTAGCCTGTATCTTTCCTGAAATCATTAAGGGTTCCAAGGGTCCAAATGTAGAATCATAATCTTTTTCTAAGGTTGAACTGTAATTTGTCCAATCATTATTCAATGTAATGGCAGCCTTACGTCTTAAAAACCAGACTATTTCCTCTACTGGTCCGTTTGCTTCTAAAGGTAATTGCACTGTTATCATATCATTTCCATTCTTGTTTACTACATATTTTAGAGGCTCTGTAAAATCAAATTGTTGTATTTCCTTAAAAGGGCGCTCGAAAGGTTCACGTAGAAGCATTTCACGATATGGTCCATCTATAAAGAATCCCCTTGAAAGAAGCTGGATATTGTTCAGTTTAGGTTCAACCTTATATGCATCTATTGTAATTATATTAGCACTTGGATTGGTTCTATCGATAACAGTAATACTTTTTCCAATTGGACTATCTTCACACGATAGTCGATTACCAGAAATATTTCTAACGACTTCACTGAATTTTTTAAGAGTAACTCTTACTCGCATAGTTCCAGACCTACATGCAATTAATGGAAATGTTGCAGTTAAATTCTCCCTCAACATTGAAAAAATCAACGGGACAGTTATCCATCCTTCTTCAGTAAAAAATGGACGAATTCCAGTTGCTTCTTTTATAAATTTAATTGATCTATTTCCTAAAGAGTCAGATAAACCCATTTGAGCACTCAAATCTGGAAATAATATTGAGGATACATGTGTTGAATCACCCGTTATACGCTCGAGAATCTGATCGTCTACTTCAAATGTTGCCTCCTTTAAAATACATGTTCCTATTGAATTACAATATGTCCAGACCTCAGATCCAGGAGCATAAGAATAATCTCCCTTTATCAAATTATTCCTAGTTATCTCATTTATCCAGTCCCCAAGTTGCAACTGGATAAATAAACCATTAATCAAGTCTCCACAATTAATGTCTCCTAATTCAAACATGAATGTCTGACCGAATGTTGCTGGTCCCTTAAATGTGAACTCCCTCATTACAGAAGAAAAAGGTATTGTCCGTAGTGTATCATCCCTTGTAAATCTAGAAAGTGATGCATTCATTGGAAAAATAATATTATCCTGATTATCACGTGACACTAAATCTAAGAGTGTAGTTGAAGTCCCCTTCGGTTTTTCAGTGCCATAACCATCCTTATAATTAATATCCATCTACTTAGTATATATTACACTTATACAATAGACTTTGCGCATCTAAGTTTGACCAGTGCTCCCAAAGCCACCCTCACCCCGCACAGTATCTGGAAGAGAATCAACATATGATACCTCATTGATATATCCAAGTGCAGGTGCGATTACTTGAAATAAGCGTGTGCCTGCCTTTACGGGATTCTTCAATGATCCCACTGAAACCATAGGTGACATCAACTCCCCACGATATGTCTTATCAATAATTCCACGCCCGTTTGCCATCATAAATCCAGTCTTATAAATAGATGACCTAGGCTCAAGGGTGTAATGACTATCCTCTAGCATTTCAATACCAGTATCAAGTAAAGTAGAACGAACCATGCGCCCCTTTACACCAAGAGGAACAAGTTTTGCAACATCGGTGTAATCACAATCTACCACTATCTTCAAATCATACCCAGCATTATCTGAAGATAGTTTCTCTAGAGTTCCAACAGGAGGATAATACTGCTTACCCTGCTCTGTAACTAGAAGTTCAAGACGGTATGTAACTGGTGAGGCCATACAATCGCTGGGACTCGCGGCACATTCAACTTTTTAACCATCAAAATTGAACAATTCATTCGTTAAAATAAATGCATGGTAAGCATGGAAGGCATAGAAGGTTTTACTAGTGTATCTTGTTGTATGCGTAAGAATAATTCACTAAGAGAAGAATTAACTGACACACTTAATTCCAATATAATACTATACGTAATTCTACTTATTTCTTATTATACCAACTCAAAAATCGTATGTATAGGAACATTATTGTGTATCTTAGTAAATAGCGTATACTTGATTAATCTACAAGATAAATACTTAGAATACCTAGAAACCTTTGAATACGTTGAAGAGAATGAAGATCCTGAAGAGTATCTTTCTCTAAAGCAAAGGGAACATGGTGCTAGATACTCTAGAGGAATGACTCAAGAGCAAGAGGATGCACTTATGGAATCAATTGAGAGGGTAAAGGCCGATTTTAAAAGAAGAAATGCAAGAAATATTCTCCTGGAAAGAACACCAAGTGAGACTTCTCTTTATACTGAAGATGATACCACGAATCTAAAGTAAAATTTAGCATACAAAGAAAATTACATTAGGCTAACTAGGCTAACTAATTTCCAAAAAGCAATGCCCCCCTTCCATCTTCTATACTGTAAATACCCCAGCCCATTGTGATCGTTCTCATAAATACCTTTTTTTGTCCTAATCTACTGGGAAGTGTATCAATTAAATCAATGCGTAATGTCGGCTTATCTGCACTAGTAAAATTCACTGAGCCAGATGGTCGTCTGCATTCTGGTGTTCTACTGCTAAATTGCGGGCCTATTGTGAAGGATATCAGAGATACTGGTATTCCTGGTGTTTTATCGGATTTCGCCCATGGTGATATATTTTGCCATAAATTAGCATCCCATCCCTTTTCTCTCTGTTTTGATGCAATTATCAACTCCATAGTATTATAGTATTTACCTGAACTTGCCGGCAAAGGATTCGTAAAATTCCATATTTGATTACGTTCTAAATTATATTCTGACTGGAAAAAAACCATAATACTATCTGCAGGATGTCTACCATCGATTCGCTTTGTTATGAGAGATGCTCCTCCATTTCCCGTAGAAACATAATCAGATGGATCCAAACTAATCTTATTTTCAAAGGGTCTCAGAAAGGGAATTTGAAATTTATAATTTTTTAATTCATCCTGTAACTCCTGTCTCACATAACGTTGAGTAGTCTCAAGTATTATAAGCGGTTTTCCTATTTCCTCCCTTGTAAGTGTTTTGAAAGATGTTACTATTCCATTTTTATTCGTAACTCGCATATTAGTTTGCGACCACGGGGATGGCTTAGGCGCCTGTGATGATGTTTCAACTAAATCTTCCAATCGTCTGAGTTTACAGCGAATTCTGAATTTCTGACCGGGTAGCGAAACAAATGGAAACCCGCCTTCTTCAACATGAGCACATCCGATTAATGGTAACCGTAAGGTAAGTTTTCTTGGAGTAGCATTTCTCTGGATATCAAGTTTAGATCCAGAATGACATCCTAATTCAGTTAGTATAAGGGCTTCCTTACCCAAGGTTTCCTGGAAATGATTCCATGCATATAAGAAATCTCCAGAAAATTCCTGCAAAAGTAATTGATCCTGGTAGAATTGTATTTGCTCAAATATAAATGCACCAACTCCCTGAGTATATCCATATGAATTACCAGATGTATCTAAAATTATATTATTGTTATTCAAGGGACTAATGGTAGGAGGAAGCCATGTTGGCAATTCAATAACAAGGGCCGCAGAAACTAAAATATCTCCAAAGACTTCCACCTCCCATTCAATCGTTCTTCCAAAATCAACCATATTTAATGGCTGTGTCTGCCTTGTTTCATCAATCGTTGCTGGCGACGTTTTCATCGTGTATGCAAATGGAACATGTGCAGTTGTTTTTGAATTCATAAAATACACATCTTTCTTACCCCTTGCAACTAATTCAAGCAATGAGCCTTCTGCAGATGTTGCAGGTCTATCCATCTAATTACTTCTTTCTTCTTTCGCTGGTATTTATAGCGCAAGTGCCTATGGTTATGGTTTTGCCTAAACCTAAAAAACTAACCAAAAATATAAAATTGAATACTAAACATTCATTTTACCATGTAAAATGATTGCAGTGTATGTTATTATTGAGAATGGAGAACCTTACAGGATGGTCTATCAGACCTTTGAGTCTGCAGTTGCTGTTGTAAAGGCTAAGTATAAGGAAACTATTGATCAGCAAATAAAAGAGGCAGAAGGCTATCCTATTTGTTCAGAACTTGATGTTCCAGAGAATAAGATGGGTAAGACAGAACTCTATGTTGAGAGGGGCATACATATTATTATCTATAAATTGCCTATCGCTTTTTAGAAAATGGCTTTTTAGAAAAAAGCCAGCAAAAAGCCTTATAAATTAATCAGAATAATATGAGTCATCCTCCTCATCCTCCTCATCCTCCTCATCCTCCTCATCCTCCTCATCCTCCTCATCCTCCTCATCCTCCTCATCCTCCTCATCCTCCTCATCCTCCTCAACGTCTAACGAATTACCATTAATATCAGTCTTAGCGTAGCAATCTTTCGCCCAGTGCCCCTTTCTACCACATTGTGTGCAACAATCACTGGCAGCCCAGAGTTCCTTTTGTAAATTAGACTCTTGTATTTCATCTAATGTTTCAGTTACATATGCACCACCACGGACATTATCAATTCCATATTTAGCCATATATTCCTTGACTACCTTATCCTCTTCAAATGGGCTCACTGCATCTCTTGATTCTACAAGTGACATTGGCTTATACTTTTTTGTCCAAGCAGATCCGTGGCCACTCATATGTTGCTGGTATCTACCAATAACATCATTACTCTTTCCTACATAATATTTACCTCCTTGAAGTTTAAGCACATAAATATTAGTTGTTGCCATGGTGTAGTATAAATTTGGAAGTTTAAGTTCAAATTTATACCTATTAAAAAGTTGAATCGTATTTTTCATATCGCTATACCACCTAAATGTCTATAAGCAAGATTTATGTTCTAGCACTTGAAAGAGGAAGATTCTATATTGGGCGAAGTGAATATGAAGATCTAAGGCTTATTCAGCATTCTACTGGAAAAGGTTCTGCTTGGACTTCTAAATTCCCCCCACTGTCCCTCGTTAAACTAATGCCTTGTAAAAGTCCATTTGAAGAAGATATGGTTACTAAGGAATACATGGCTAAATATGGGATTGATAAAGTCAGAGGTGGTTCTTATGTCAAAATAACCCTTGATAGTATTCAATTAGATGCAATTAGTAGGGAGTTACTAAGTATAAGTGATGCATGTAAATTTTGCGGAAAGTCAGATCATTTCTTGGGCGAGTGTCGTGAAAAAAAGGTTCTACCAATCGTAACAAGTAGAATTTGGCTATGTGAATTCTGTGATATCCCATTTATCTTAAAAGATTCTTGTATAGCTCATGAATCTATCTGTTCTAAGAGAATACCGCATTTAGTTCCTCAAGAGTAATTCTGGGATAATTAGTCATATACTCAAGATCCCATAGGCGGATGATATCAGCCTGGGCCTCGGCACTAGTCATAGCATCTTCCTCCATTTTTTCTGTCATCACAAACTTCTTTAATGAACGGGTTCTAGAAAGAGCAACGTATGTCATTCTTGGAGCATGTTTCTTGAAAGCACATAGCTTGTAAGGATCAAATATTACACCACTTTCAAGAGTGCAGCCCTGTGCCTTATGAATTGTCATTGCAGCATCTTTGATAATAGGAAATGCCTCGAATCCAATATTTGAGACAAATTCACTTGTTAGGTCACATTTAGCAATCTTAAGAATAGCATTATCTGAATACCTTCTAACGGTTAGATAAGAGCCATCTGGAGACAGGCTTATAAATTCACACTTGTCTCCATTCTTATACTCATCGGTATTCTTCCTTAGCATAATCGGCTCTCCTGGATATAAGAATAGGTGAACTTCGAATCTCTTCTGAGAAAGGATGCTATCCTCTTCTATCTTAAGACCACTCTTATCACGTAAGACATTCTTGACCCAAGTTGGTAATGTTGCCCATGTATGTAGAGGCATAGCTCTACCAATTTCAATTGGTCCACCTGGATTCTCCTTTCTTAACCTATCGGCAAGTGTCTGATTATATAGATTACAACGACCATCGTCATTTGAATTTGTTGGGGTTAAGATTACCATACCTGTTTCTCTTGAAAGTGTAATCGCATTATCAAGATAAAGGGGAGAACTATAGCAGTTCTCATGCAAGAGTTCTACTGCTCTCTTTCTAATAATAGGACATTTCTGAATAAGGGCTGTAATAAGAGCCTTATGCTGAGTATCATCTCTTGAACGCATATTCTGTGTGAGCATTGTTACATCAAATGAAGATGGTAAGTTCTCTATGATACTAAGCAAATCAATACGCTTTTTCCGAAGTATACCCGCTCCCTCTGAACCTGGAATTACAGACAATTGAAAGATATCACCAGAAAGTATTACTTGAATTCCTCCCATAAACTTCCTATTCTTACGGATTTCTCTTGCTGCACTCTCAAGGTGATTAAATGCCTGTTCTGATAACATAGATGCCTCATCAATGTGGAGAATTTCCATGTCTTCAATGATTTTACGAATCCTTGGAGACATGAGTTTATCTCTGAATTGTGGTAGATAAGAAAGACAACTATCAGGCCCGGTCTTAAGTAGATCAAATATTGTTTTTCCATTATCTAGATGACTACTCGCCATACCAGTAGTTGCGGTTCGGTCAAATTTCTTTTCAGGAAACAGTATGCTCATTAGGTGTTGTGCACGGTTTAGGGTAAGAGTTTTACCTACACCTGGTGGTCCTAGAAGGCAGATATTTTTTCCTAAGCAAATCTGTAAACACAATAATACCTGGTCATCATTAAGAACTTCATCTTTACCAGGCGGCCGAGTATTTTTTATCCAATATTTCTGTTCTTCTTCAGGCAACCCCTTGAAAATCATACCATCAATCATTACTTCTTTTGGCATTTTGGTGTGTTCACCAACTTAAGCGTTGTCCAATTCAATTTTATCCATTTACAAAAAGCCAGCACCCCTATTCTGCCAGATTAGACAAAAGGGTTCCCTGTAATTCCTTTTTCTGAGAATTAGATAAATATTCTTGAACACCTTGAGGAACTGCTGAATACTCTACCTTACACCACCCTGCACCACGGACATGTTCAAACCCCTTGAGCTTAATGTATTCAAGAGTTTTTGTCTTTTCTACATCCTTACCTCCTCTTACAATTTCTAGAATAGAAACTGGCTTATATTTTTTAGTCCATAAAGAACCATCACCAGTTGTATGCTGCTCTAGCCGCCCAGATAGATTCTCAGAATATCCCACATAATATTTGCCTCCTTCCAGCTCCCAGACATAGACATATTCAGTTCCAAATGGGAAAAAAGATGCAGCAGTTGATGTAGTTTCGTAAAATTTACGGATACGTTTGAGTTCATTCTGTGTCTCAGATAAAATTTCCTCATTTTCTGGTGCTACTGCTAGAATCTTTTTCATATAGTTCAACTGATTTCTTGTATTTGTGATATTCACAATGATACTATTAATTTGATCAATAGTGTCAGACATCTTATAGTTAATAAGGGTAGAGGAGACTTAAGTATTCTTTATTCTTGCATACGGTTTCCAGAAACTACATATTTCGCCTACTTCAATATTTGCATTAAAATCGCTCCAAATATTCTTTAGTGCACATACAAAATATATACATGTTTTCTCTTTATTTAATTTAACTTCACATGGCATTCCACAATTACATAATGGCCTATCAACTATATCTTCTTCTTTTTTATCAGAAATAGGATTTCTTGCTGCAAATCCTCTACCATTGCCTTCACTTGCCCACTTATATCCATCAAAAAATGTATCTAAATCTGCCCTAGTATATTTACCACCTCTAACTCTATACCATTCATTACATGTTCCATAAGTGCTATTATCTTTTCTTTCATAAAAAAGTCTCTCAGTAAAATTATTCTCAATAAAAAGATTATCACCCCAAGTTCCCCAGTCATTTATAGTATTAGTTACAGCAACATTATTCTTTACATCAGATCTATATTGATAGAACGATTGATTATCATACACCTTATATAATCCAATTAATTTCTCTGGAATATGTGTGTGTGTATTTTTTCCTCCACGACCTGTAATATGTTGTGTTATTCTCTTGTAAAGATATTCTGTTTCACCAACATATATAAAATCATCATTGCACTTAACAATATATACCCAATGAACCATTGGTTATATATTATTATTTTATCTTAGGTATCTAATTATGAAAGAGATGAAATATCATTTTTTTCAAAAGATAATCTAATTAGTTCATCTTTAGCAAATTTCTCTTTTCTTTTATTCTCAATTTCTTCAGGTGGTTTATTTATTTCATCAATATATTCTTTTATCCTATAATTAGAGTTACCTAGATCGCGAAATAATTTACTTTTTGTTATAATTTCTCCTTCATAGTGATGATTTAATCCATCGCACAATCCACATCTTTTTTCACTTGCTTTCTTAAACATTCTAATATTACAAAATAAACAAGATGCTGCAATATTATCTTTTGTATGAGAACTATAGTTATATATACGATCTGCACTTGGAAAAAAATAACACCATTTACCTCCA